TAAATCTTCAAGATGTGTAAGATGAAGATTTGTATTTTCAGTTATTATATCATTAGCTCTCATCAGATTCGTTCAACTTTTTTATTCCACGTTCAAACTTTTTTGGATCTTGAGTTTTAATGCTGTTGACAAATCTTTTGCACAGGTCTTCAGCCGTGCTTTCATCGTATGATTCATAGATCATTCTTGTTAAATTAATTGCAGATGTGATTACGTGATTAGCTCTAGACTCAACAATATTATTTTTGTCATAACTAGGTACTACTCTGCTGATTTCTTCCAATATAGAACGTGTATTTTTCTTCATATCCTTGCCTCATTTGTATTTATGTAACAAATACGTAAATTAATACCCATTTTACTTTAATCATCAAAGGATTGACGCTGTGATTTTAATAAATCACGAAGATCTTTAGCAACTTCAGTCTTTTCTGCTACTACACTTGCTGGACTTTTATCTGTAACTGTAGAAGTTCTTTTAGTTAATGTCTGTGCAATTGACTCTCCGGAACTTGGCAATACCATTGATCCTTCGTCATCATCATCAAGATCAGTAATTCTCAATCTGTCAATATCAAATGCTAAATCAATTTTAGAACCAACACCGCCGGAACTTCTTGTTTTAATTAACTGTATTTGATATCTTCCACGTTCTCTCATTGCTCTACTTGTAAATATACCAATCAAGTTGTCAGCAGTATTAATCTTACTGATACCACCTGCAATATGACTTTGATCATATTCTACTTCTTCAATCGCACCTCTGTTAAGTTGCGATGCTGTCACTAGCACTACTTGTTGTTCTACTGCAAAATTTCTTAACTCTTCAGAAACAAATTTGTCTTTAATAAACATATCTGCTGGAGATATTTTTTTATTGATCGGAAACATAAGATCTAAATAGTCAACTAACACCACATCAGGAGCAACTTTTCTTTGTATGGTATACTCTTTGATATAACTTCTAATGTCATTAGTATTGGATCCTGAAGGCATATACTTAATTTGAAAGTTTCCTTCAAGTTTTTGTTTTTTCATTCTTACGTCTAATTCAACTTTGTCAATGTTTTTAAATATTTCATTAGTCGGCACACCTGTTGTCATTGAGTCAATTCTCATTGCACTCAATTCTTCACTTAATTCAAATGTAAAGTATACAACATTGAGTCCTTGCTCTACCCAATTAATTGCAAGATTCTGTAAGAATAAACTTTTACCAGCACCCGAACTTCCAGCAAATATATTAAGCTCTCCTCTATTCATACCTCCATAGAGTTTTCTATCTAGTGTTTTCCAACCTGTACTTATTGTACCGTTGTTGTCTTTCAATCTCATTAACCTAGCCCTAGGATCTTCAAAATAATCAATACCTAGATCTTTTGTCAACCCAATACGAACCGCCGCTTTAATCATTTCTTCAACAGGACCATATTCAGACTTCTCTAGTAAGTCAGCACTTTCAATAATTGCTTTCTCAAGTGCCTTGTGTCTACAAAAAGTTTCAAACTCATCTAAGAACCAATCTCTTTGTGGTTCATCTAAATCAGGAACCATCTTTAACTCAAGTTCAGTCTTTGCTTTGACTTGATCAGCAGTAGGTAGTGTTTTGTATTTCTCTGCGTGTTCTTGAAACATCTCTACAGTGTCATAGTATTTCTTGCTAAAATAATTAGGACTCACAATATTTCTAGTACGTACAAACAGCTCTGGGTCTGTTATCATAAACTCTAGAAATAACTTTTGTAATTCATCAGTATATAGTGTTGCCATATCTTTATTATAACCTCTTGTTTGTTATTTTGCAAGTACTAATCATTAATAGTTTCTATTAATGGAAATATTTTTGCAATCACTACCGCACATTTATGGGCAATTTCCATATGTTCTTTTTGTGTTCCATTTGCTCCACGCAAATCTATATAATGAACCCAACTGCGAAGTGTGCCATTCATATACAACCTTGTTTTAGTAAGACCTTCTGGTAATACTTTACGAGCTTGTTCTTTGGCTATTCCTTTCTTGATTGCCCAATCGTATTCTTTTTTGCAGAGTACTGCAATACGTCTTTGAGCCCAATACCATTCTTGCTGGAGTTTAGCATCATCAGTTTCAATCGAGTTTTGTCTATTTTTAGTGTCTTGTAATCTAGCTTCACTGTACTCAAACAATTCTCCTTGATCTTCTGGATTAGCATATCGTTGGCTAAATTCTTGGAAACTAAAACTCCTATGACGAACAATCTGATGTGCAATGTCTCTTGTAGTATCAATTTCTAAACAAGCACTAACCATTTCAAGTGGTGACCAGTGTTGATGCTTAATTAGATACTTTATAAGTTTTTCATTAGTTTCTTGATTCATTTTATTGCTAGGATTACTTAATCTAGCACAAAAGGCAATAAGGTCTTGAACATCATTTAAATCTTCTTTGAACTCTGCCGTTGCTGTTGAATAACTTACTAAATTAACTGATGACAATATAGTTTCTCCTTTTAATATGTCGCTACAATTTTATCTGCAATACCATACTTGACTGCTTCCTTGGCACTTAACCATTTATCTTCTGGTGGTAATAAGATTTCTCTAATTTTCTTTTCGCTTAAACCTGTACATTTTTTATAATGCTCAATCATACGTTCTGTGCTTAATTCAAATTCACGTACTCTTGCAAATAGTTCGTGTTCCTTGCCCGCAGATCCCCAACTGTATTGGTGTGATAAAATACTTGTATTTGGTGTTAATACCCTACGACCTTTTGTACCACTCATAAATGTTAGCAATCCACAACTTGCGATCATACCAAGTCCTACTGTTTTTACAGGAATAGCAGATCCTTTCATTGTATCAATTAATGCAAAAGCACTGTGTACTTCTCCACCTGGTGAATTAATAACTAACGTAATTTCTTTTGGTCTTTCATTTTGTGGTAGTAAGTTTTTTTCAATGATTGTGCTAATTACAGGTTTTGTAGTTGTACTGTCAAAATGATCACTAAAATAAATTATACCTGATTCATACATCCGTTGTCCTGGTTGCATAGGTGGCTTATTGGGTTGACTCTGTTGTGTTGTTTTTCTTTTATTTTTATCAATCTGCATTTTGTATTCCTATTTTTTTATACACTTGTATTTTTGCTTTGTTGTTAATTGCACTATCAATCACTGACTTTAAAGTATATAAGCGACCATAATGTTTGACTGCATCTGCACAGTCTTTTATATTATTCTCCCACTCAGGAAAACTTACCATCCAGTTATTTTCTAAAGCAACATCAATTAAGTTGCTTCCTGATTTATCTCTATCTGGACAAACTATTACTACTTTCTGAGTAGAATTAATTAAATCAATTTGACCTTGTGTTAGTTTATTACCTAAAGAACTAACAGCATTAATGGCTATTGCATCTAAAACACCTTCAGTTATTATAACATACTTTCTATCTCGTTGTAAATGATCAAAGTTAAAAATATAACCTGGTTGCACATCACTATAATATTTTGGTACATCTTTTATATCTTCAATTAATCTTGATGTGTAACCAACCAATTTCTTATTAGCATAAAAAGGTATAATTGCCCTACGATTCATTTTCATATATGGATCAGAGCTCCAATAAAAATTCTTATAAAAATCTAACTCTCTATCCATCAAATATTTGTAAACAAATAAAGCATCACTAGGTGGGTTTGGTTGTTTGATTATATCTGCCAATACTTGTGAATTTTTTGGTAACATCTTTGTTTTAAAATCAATAACACTATCGTATTTCTTTGTAACTTCAATGTCTGCATCTTTTAGTTTCATTGCTTCGAACTGAAGCTCTTTTACTGCGTGGTCACTGACTCCAATTTCAAGTAGTAGAGTTTGCATCTTTCTTCCAAGCAATCTACCAGGTTGAAACGATGCTTTATATCCACAGTTAAAACAATGATAACTTGCTACATCACTAAACTTAAATCCGCCTCTGTGTCTTTTATCAGGTCTTGTATGCCCATTTTTAGTACACATTGGACAATTTATAGTATTCCATCCACTTGGAGTTTTCTTAACTCTCCCAGCTATAGTTGTCATAATTGTGTTTTGTAAATTCATATTACTATTGTATACGAATTTAACTAAAAAGTCAATGATTATGCAAGATAACTCATTGCACCAATATCTTTGTAGTCTAATCTAAATCTCGACGTTTCGTTTTCATCGGTGTATGCTTTATAAATTTCATCAACAACTGTATAAAAATTTACTCTATAGTTTAATGCATATCTCCAGAGTGAGTCATTTAGCTCAGAACAGGCTTTG